ACCCGGTCATGTCCTCGGGGACACCTCCCTGATACCAAGGCTCGCCACGCTCCTCGTAGATCTCTTGCTGGCTGGTGCCAAGGATCGCAGCCATTTCGTCTCCGACAGGGAAGACGATGCGGTCATCGTGGTACATGTACCAGGCGACCTTACGCAGCAGCTCGGTTACCGAGTCCGTGAACTGCTGCTTGATAAACGCCATGCGTGCAGTGCTGGCTTCCGCGGCGATTGCATTCTCCGTAGCTGTACCCGATCCAGCCACATTGCCACGCATGGCATCCGACATACCCGAGATACGGTCACGGCGCTCGCGCTCGATCTGCAACGCATTCAGCGCAGCAGGCGTCACACCGCCGAGTTCGACTTCCTTCAGGTTATTGTTCAGCTCTTCGGTGTTGACCGGCACAACGTCGCCGTCCTCCGAGCGCTTGACCTTCTTCTGTAGATCGGGCTCCGCACGCGAAACAAACGCAATGCGCTTGCGCTGTGTGGCCGCCTTCATGACCGCCTTGGCGTGCATGTTCAGCGTCTCGACCTGGGCCTGGATGGCTACGGTGCTGGACAGCGGAACCGTAGAGTCGGGCACCGGGTAGGTGCCGAACAGCACATACGGACCCTCTACCGGGCCGTAGTACATGCGCGGCTTGCGGATGTACACGCCCTTTTTGCCTTCCATCGACCCGCTTGTGGCTTGTCCAACGGCGATAGTGAAGATAGCTCCGTTGAATCCTTCGTCGGGGCCGGGCTCACCTTTAATCTGGTGGCCAGGAATGTAGACCTCGTAGCAGACAACTTCTTTGCGCGAAGGAGTTCCATATTTGTTATCGCGCTCTAGCTTATCTGTTCCGGCGTCTTCAGCCAAGTTCTTAATGGCTTCCAGGTCCCACCCGTCCTCGGGGTGTTCCTTGGCGATCTTCTCTAGGTCCTCTTTGTCTCGGACCCAGACGTGTCCGATGAACCGCGCCTCGGCGATGTCCAAGGCATGCGGATCCCAGAACACCCGCTTGGGCGACAGGCGCTCCACAACGGGGCGGTACGGCAAAGCCACCTGGGCCCACGCAGGGGGCAGGCGATCCTTATCGGGCTCCATGTGTACAACGGCCATGCCCCAGCACAAGAAGTTGTCCAAGCCAATGCGCACCAGTACTCGGCGCAAGTGGCTGTCACGGATCCAACGGTTCATGCCAGCCTGGATGCCGGTGGCGATGTCCTGGATGGGGCCTGGGCGGTAGGCCTGCACGCGCACACGAGGGTTGTCGAAGATGGTCTTCGGCAGCAGCAGCGACACATACTCGAACTCGTGGTTCTCGGGCTCAAACCCGTCCGTGTCGTCACCCAGGAAGCTGGGTCCAACGTAGCGCTTCTTGCGGCGCTCGTAGCTGCGCAGGTGTTCGTCGCGGAACTTCTCTGCCGACTGGATCTCGCTATATAGGTTAGCCGCGTCTGTGTTGATCATATGTCGTGATGTCAGTGCTAGGCGTCTCTGATCTTATCCCAAACTTCGTCATGTCCAAGAACTTGCCCCCAAGTAATTTGAGGATTGCGGCCAGGTTCCTTCTCCGGGGTAAGGTCTCTGCGGTGAATGAATGACACGGCGTAACGCATGGAGTCGCATCCGTGGTCAGCGCAGTTGGGATCTGTTCGCTCTGTGTCGAGCTTGCCATGCTCGCTCTGTGCATACACATAGCTTGGTACCTCCTCCACAGTACAGCACGGAAGTCCCTTCTCGTGTAGGTTGGCGTCTCTTTGCTCTAGGCTGTCCCGCAGGATCATCAGCCCCGGCTTGCCGCCTGGCAGGATCCGCAGGTACTGGCGCACCATGTCCAGACCACCCATGTCGCCGCCTACTGTAGTTCGGCGGTTGTTGGCCGCTCGCACCAGCCTGGGGGCCCCGGCATCGTTCAGCTTGTCGTTCACCAGCTTGATGGCATCAGGCCTGACGGGTCGGCCACGACCGCCTGTAGTTGGTAGTCGACATAGGCTTTCACCACCTTGTCGGCCCACCACTCCAGCTGCTGGCCACCCATGTACACTTCCTTCAGCAGGTACATCCGGCGCTCCCCGTCTACGCCCCATACCTGCATGACACCGGCGGCTGTGTACCCCCAGTCCATGCTGGCGAAGGTCCATCTCACATCCAGGGTAGACAGGACCATCTTCAGGTCACCAGCTGGTCTGTCGATCACGTTCCGGGCCTCGTCCCATTCCTCCCAGACGGCCCCCTCTGCTGACACCCACTCCCCGTACAGGAGTCGGCGCTTGCGTACCCCGGTCAGCCTTGCCAGGTTGTTGATATAGGCAACCCCCTCCGGAGTCCAGGCGTTCTTCTCCGCAGAGAACCACTTGGGGTTGTCGGCATGCTTGGAGTCCAGGCGCTGGGTCCTACCATCCAGGAACCGCCGGTACAGCCAGTGCCGCTCGCTCTCAGGGTTGCAGTCGCCCAGGAGCATCTGCACCGGAAGCTTCCAGTTACGAAGACCACGGCGTAGCCGCTCCCACTCGTCTTCGGTCAGCTCCGTACACTCCTGGACGTAGATGATGTCCCAGTCTGTGGAGTACAGGCGGGTAGGGTTGTCTAAGCCCCCTACTGCCAGCTCGCTCTCGTTCTCCAGGCGGTAGCTTTGACGGTGGGCACGCAGTGGTCCGTTCAGCACCTCCGACCCAGGAGGGATCACGTCCTGCTCCCATGTCTTCAGGAACGCCTCCGACAGCGACACCCGGGTCTTTCTGATCACCAGGATCCGGGAGTAGGGGTATGTGTTCAACACCCACCACAGAAAGTGGGCAATGCCCCGGCTCTTGCCAGTGCCGCCAGGACCAGCAATCACCGCCTCAGTTACCTTCTCCAGGCCAGGCTTCTGCACCTTGTCCCACAACGTGGCCGGTGCGCCCCTTACCTCTACCTGCTGCTTACCTACTGCCCCTTGGTGCATGTCTCTAAGTTTTTCCTAGTTCGTCTATTGACAGGGTATTTTTAGGAGTGTACGATTCGCCTCGTTGAGAGGGAACCGAAGGGGAGGGTGAGTCTCCCTGACACTGTCTAGGTCCTAGTTACTCTTCATCTGCTTCTACCGCACTCGCTGCTTGGGCGTTGCCAAGCACCGAGTCAGCTGCCTCTAAAGCATCATCAGCTAAGCTGCTGATCACCTCCCTAGAGCTTTCAGAGAAAAAGCTTTTACCTTCTGACTCTCTCTCTCTAGCTTCTCTAGAGAGAGGAGAGTGTGAGAGGAGAGAGGTAGAGGAAGTAGAAGCTACAGCCTCTACTCCTACGCTACGCAACTCTAGAGATGTATCGCCAACAGAGATAGGCAACTCTACGTTCAGAGACCTAGTGTCGATAAGAGTTACTACCTGACCTACAGCCACTGCCCCTGTAAGGTTCACATTCTTAGTCATCAGACCATCCACCCGCTCCAGTAACAGTCTAAGGCAATACGTATCACCCTCCATAGCCTTAGCAATCAGAGCGTCTACGACAGCCTTAGCCTTTAAGCCATCGTTAGCCTCCAGCTCCCCGATGATCAACTGCCGCAGTGTCGACAGCTTGAACTCCATGGGGACGTAGCTAGGCTTCTCTAGCTCCTTAGCCATCGTCCTAGCAGCCTTAGCCGCATGCGTGGCCTTGTGGCCATCACTAGAGGCAGAACGCTTCCTAGCGCCTCCCATAGCCTCAGAGTGCGCTACGCGCTTGTCTACTGCCTCAATGCTCTTTAGGCTCCTGCGGGAGTTAGGGGAGTCGCCTGCCATGGCGGGGAGTAGCTTTCCTGATGGGTCCCTCTTTTAGAGGGGGTGTGTAGGGGGATAGGGTAGTGCTGAATGTACGTTGGAGCTAAGATACACCGAGCCCCCAGTAGGGTCCCCCAGTTTGGAGGGGGAGTGTACTAGCCACACACTCTCACACAACTATAGATAAAGAACGCATACCACGATAGTGGTATTCCGTAAACAAAGAACACAACAGGATAGTAGGAAAGAAATAGAGAGGGAAAGACTGGAAATTTTTTTGGGGGTTGTTAGGCAAGCCTTTTTCCCGTAGTCGAGCCAAGCGCGAGCTGGTCGACGGGGACGGCCCTCGTGGCAACAGGCCGTCAACCACCACCGATCCCCCTGTCCCTCTTCCCCCTCTCCATCCGCCACCGATCCAGTCCGGCCTGCAAGCCTGCGATATCGTCGAGCACGACTGGTTCCGACTTGGTGGTCTGTCATGAAACGAAAAGAGGCAAGCGAGCACGCTCTAGACGTGCAGGCCTGCCCCGATTTACGCCAGGAGTGGCGTCTACGCGACCATGACGAGGGCCAGCAAGAACGCCAGCCATAGCCACTCCGTGGCGGTCGGTCCTGAGGTCTTGGCCTTCACGGGCTCACCTCCAACGGGGCCAGCAGGCCGATCCAGAGCCGCTTACCGCCGAACTTGGCGAAGGTCCAGCGTTCGATCTGGTGGCGCAGGCCGAGTTCCTCGCGGACCGCCCGCAGTGCGGCCTGCGCTCCATCCAAGCTGCCGAAGTCGTAGGCGTAATCGTGGCCGCATCTGGCCCTGCTCTTCTTGGCCATGGGGTAGTTGCTTCCGAAGGTGACTACGTGCTGCGCGGCTCCGCTTTT